ATATCTACGTGTCAACTATGAATCATGATGCATTCTCTAGTAGAGCAACATCTGTAATGACAGAACTTACACCAGAAGGTAAAAAACTTGCGGCACAAGATGCTAGAAACAGAGAACCAAGTCAAATTCCTTACAGTGAAAAGTATTCTTTTAGAACATACACATTTAACACAGGCACAAATGTTTTAGATATTATACAGGCTATAATTGATTCAAGTGATTATATCATGAGACAGTTTAAAAGTGCTGAGGTTATGAATGTAAAAACAAATGGCAATGGAGAAGTGCCTTGGTACAAGATTGATTACAGGCATGTAAATGCAAACAAATCACAATTTCCTAACAAATTTTTTGTAAGACCCCACTGGGTTGATCAGTATATTGCGTTACCGTCTACACAGACAGGCACCAAGTACAATATTAAAGATGTTGCAAGAGAATACAATTACATTTACACAGGAGAAAACAAAGACATATTGGATTTTAATTTGCAATATAATTTTGCTTTCTTTGCCGCCTCAGCCGCACAAGAAGACAAGACTCCAGGTGGTTCCACAAACTCAATCAGTAAACCAAGTATTGAAGAACTAAACTACTCTGTGCCAAATCCAGACGATGAAACAGATCAAGGACTTTCACCTATCGAAGTAAGAGTATCTGATGTAGACGACAGAGGATCCACACAAGGGGCAGAGCGTGGTGCAGTCACTGGTTACAGAGCATCAAACATTATCAAAGAACAACTTTCAAATCCAGAAGCAGATTTAATCAACTTAGAACTTGACATATTAGGTGATCCTTACTATCTGATGCAAGAAGATTTTAATCCTGAATTTTTCTCAGCAGATACAACAAATTCATACACCAAAGTTGATGGGTCAATTGATGCTAACAGTGGTATGGTGTATTTGAAAGTTAATTTTAAAACACCAGTTGACTTCAATGATGACACGGGTAGATTTGAAGGTATTCAAGGCAAAGGAAAATATGATGCATCATTTTTTGGTGGCTTTTATCGATTAATCAATATTGAAAGCAATTTTGAAGAAGGCAGATTTACACAAAGATTAAACATGGTTAGACTAAGACATCAGGAACTAGAAAACCAAGAAAAAGACAACAACAAAACAGAACCTAGTGTAACATCAGTAACAGGGTTTTACACAGGTGCACAGACTAAAACTGAAGAAAAGGCAGAAGCAAAAGTTATTGATGGATTGTACATTGACAACATTATGAAGATTGCATCAAGTAAAAAAGGTGAAAATAAATCTAAAGAACAATCTTCAAATGATACAGATTTCAATGATACAAATATTAGTAAGGCACAAGCAAGAAAAATACTTACTAACAATTATGATAGAACAAATAATCAAGCAGTTAAAGGCGTCCAATAATGGCTATAGAATCATCAACAAATAATCCTAATCAAAGTTTTATTACACCTGGCAACAGAGTCGCCAGTCATGCTCTGTACATTGCAACTGTGAAATCTACAGTTGATCCAGAACGTATGGGTAGAATGAGAGTGTTTGTTAATGCCTTTAATGGTGATGAAGAAAATCCTGACACTTGGATCACAGTAAGATATCTTACTCCTTTTTATGGGGTTACTCCAAGCGACTTTACTGTGCCAGGCACAAACGATTGGAGCAATTCACAAAAATCATACGGTATGTGGATGCCACCACCTGATGTAGGCACCAAATGTGCAGTGATGTTTGAAGAAGGAGATTTAACAAGGGGATATGTGATTGGATATCCTATGGACTTGTACATGAATACAATGATTCCTGGTAATCCTTCTACTACTCTAAAAGCAATTGATGAAAACACAGATGATTATGATCCAGAAATTATTCAAGAAAAAATAGGCTCAACGCCTGTTACAGAATACAACAAATCAAATGATATTGCAAACACACCAGACACAACTAGAAAACCAGTGCATCCTTTTGTAGATACACTAATACAGCAAGGTCTTGCCAATGATGGAAGTAGAGGAAACACATCATCATCAGCAAGAAGAGAATCACCATCACAAGTTTTTGGCATCAGCACACCAGGACCAGTAGATTTTGAAGGACAAAAATCAAACAACCCTGGACTAGGAAACTATCATGGAATAATCACTGACAATCAAGGCAATGTACAACAAAGAGCCAATTCACGCAAAGGTGGACATACATTTGTTATGGACGATGGCACTCCATCTGGTTATGAGAATGGCGAAGAAGTTGGAGGAAAAGAAAATGAATTGATTAGATTAAGAACTAGGACTGGTCATCAACTACTGATGCATGACACAGAAGGATTAATCTACATAGGGTCAGCAAACGGCAAAGCATGGTTAGAATTTACAAAAGATGGCAAGATTGATATTTTTGCAAATGATTCTGTCAGTGTGCATACCAAAAATGACTTTAATTTTAGAGCAGATAGAGATGTAAACATAGAAGCAGGTAGAAACATCAACATGAAAGCAGAAGGAAGCAAATCTGCAGAAGCAAATAGTTTTCATGACAAACAACTGGACACTGTAAGCACTGGTGCAATTAGATTTGAATCAGCCGCTGAAATGCACATGAAAGTTGGTGGTGATGGCAGAATAGAAGTATTGAATGATTTCAAAATGGAATCACTGCAAGGCAATGTAGATATCAGAGCATCACAAGTTGCAGAAACAGTTGATGATGTAGTGCGTCCAAGAAAAGATGTACGCATACATGCTACAGGTGACATTGACATCCTAGCAGGTAATTCGGCAAATGTAGATGATGGATTGACATCAAATATTAATTTACAAGCAGTCACAGATGGAGACGCAGTGGTAGGAAACTTTAATTTAAAAACATCGGGCAAAGTTAATGTTGATAGTGTATTGGATACATCGCTGAAAAGTTCTGCCAAATTACAAGTATCAAACACAGGTACTGACATTGACGGAGGCACAATTAATCTCAACAGTGGTACAGCCGCAGTTACAACTGCTGGCACTACTGCAACAGCAGAACAGGCCACAATTACTGCATTGCAAACACATCCATTCCCTGATACTGATACACAATACATTTTTCCTTATAGAAAGGACACTAGGTCAGTAGATGTATCGGGTGAAAATTTAATTGTACAAAGCATAATGAAAAGAGTGCCAGTGCATGAAGAATGGAGTTTACATGAAAACAAGGCACAGAATGTAGTAACAGCAGATAGGACTGATAGAGAATACTTAGAACCGTTCAAACGTGAACGAACAGCAAATGACTTGAGTACAAGGACTTAAATACAATATGCCAGCAATAACAAAAATAGGAGTCAGTGACATACAAGGAGGCACATTAGCAAATGGACAGGTGTCTAATGTCAAAGTTAACGGAGCAGATATCAATGTAAAAGGCGATGGACCTCATGCAGGACATGGCATAGGCATACACGCGGCACCTAAAAGTACCAATCAAAGTTCAAGCACTGTTAAAGCAGGCGGAAAATTTGTGATTCGTGAGGGTGATTTGGCAGATTGTGCCCATCCACACGCAAATGGATCAGGAAACGTGAACGCAGGATAGTATGGCAAAAGTTAAACTAACAAAAACTACAACGTCTGACAAAATTGGATCTCCACGCAACCTTAAGACTTACGTTGGATTTTCTACTGTCAATAGGGATTTTGACTCAAACACACTATATGATTATGAACTTGCAAGAACAGACTTGTTAAATGCTCTCTATATTAAGAAAGGCGAAAAATTAGAACTTCCTGATTACGGCACAATCATATATGATTTACTATTTGAACCTTTTACAAGTGAAGTTAGTAAAGCAGTTGAAGAAGATATTATTGAGATTGTTGATAGAGACCCAAGATGGGTGCTTGAGGTATTAGCGGTTACTCAAGCAGAATATGGACTGAACATTGCACTGGACTTATTATATGTGCCATATCAAATTAAAGAATCATTAACACTAGGTTTTGACCAAGAACAAGGTTTACAAGTTACTTCTAATGCCATACAGGCAGGTGAAACTTCTGCAGTTGCAAGTGCTGGATCCTACTAATAACTACGCACTTAATTCTTAAAATAAATACACACATAAAATGGCCACAACAGATAGACAGAATAGTTTATTGATATCACAAGACTGGCAAAAGATCTATAGATCTTTCCAGCAAAGTGATTTCTTATCATACGATTTTGATACAATTCGTAGAACTATGATACAGTATCTACAAAACAATTATCCAGAAGATTTTAACGATTATATTGAGTCTTCAGAATATATTGCACTGATTGATTTAATTGCATATCTTGGACAAAATTTATCATTTAGAACTGATCTAAATGCAAGAGAAAACTTTATAGATACAGCAGAAAGAAGAGATTCAATTCTAAGACTGGCAAGACTTTTAAGTTATGTGCCTAAACGTAACCAGGCAGGTTCTGGATTACTTAAAGTTACTAGCATCAGTACTACAGAAGGTATCACAGATTCTGCAGGTATTGATTTATCAAACAAAATTATTGGTTGGAACGATCCTACTAATAGTAATTGGTTAGAACAATTTATTGCAGTTCTAAATGGAACCTTAAGCGGAACACAAAAATTTGGATCACCTGCAATCAAAGGCACAATAGGTGGAGTCAACACACAACAATATAAATTTGCAAGTACTAATTTAGATGTACCAATTCTTAAATTTACAAGAACTGTAAATTCACAACCTATGCCTTTCGAGTTAGTAAGTTCTACATTTAGAAACCAAGATTACATTTATGAAGAATCTCCTATTCCAGGTAATAGATTTGGATTTCTTTATAGAGCAGATGGCAAAGGCAATCAATCAGAAAACACAGGATTTTTTATGATGTTCAAACAAGGTGAACTAGGATTTTCTGAATTCACAGTTACAGATCCATCACCTAACACTATAGTTTCAGTTGATAAAAATAATATAAACAATTCAGATGTTTGGTTATACGATCTAACTGAAAACGGAACATTAGATAATGCATGGACCAAAGTCCCTGCAATTACTGGCAACAATGTAATTTACAATTCATTATCTGAATCTGTTAGAAAGTTATTCAGCGTAAACACTAGGGCAGGTGATGCCATTGATCTCGTATTTGCAGATGGCGTGTTTGGCGAAAATCCAAATGGACTATTTAGAACATACTACAGAAGTTCTATCAATCAAACATTTACAATTAGACCAAGAGACATGCGAGGCATCACAGCATCATTAGAATATAGAAATGCTAAAGGACAAGTCAACACAGTTACTCTAACAATGGATCTAGTTACTACAGTGGATAATGCAACTGCCACTGAATCCAATGAAGACATAAAAACAAAAGCACCTCAGGCATATTATGCAAACAACAGAATGACCACTGCTGAAGATTATCAAGTAGTGCCACTTACACAGTTTCAAGGAATAGCAAAAACAAAAGCAGTCAACAGAACAGCATCAGGAATATCAAGATATTATGATTTGATTGATCCAACAGGTGCATATTCCTCAACAAATATTTTTGCAGATGAAGGCGTAGTTTATAAAGAAGTTTCGGAACCAACATCATCTTTTTCATTTGCATCAACATCTGAAATCACAGGCATAATAAACAATACTATAACACCACTTTTAAAAAGTATAGGAATAAGAGATTTTTATTATGATTCATACACAAGGCAAAACACAGGCACTGCATTTACTTGGAATCTTAGCACCGAAGCAACAAACACTTACACAGGTTATTTCAAAGAGACAGGACCTCTTGCTGTAGGTGATTTTACAACAACTAATTTAAAATATGTTAAGCCTGGTGCTCTAATTAAATTTGAACCACCTGCAGGACAGCATTTCATGGCAAACGGAACATTAATGGCAGGCGCCGCAGGACACACAGGTTCCCAATCAGTGTTATGGACTAAAGTAGTTGCAGTCAAATTAGATGGATCTAATTATGGTAAAGGTAATTTTACAGATGGAAAAGGCCCAATTACACTAACAGATAAAGTCCCAAGCAACGCAATTATAAAAGAAATCATTCCAGCGTATGCAACGGTTATTCCAACATCCGTAGAAAGTTTGCTGATTGATGCAATTAAAAATTACAACACATTTGGTTTAACGTATAATGTTGATACTAATGCATGGCAGTTTATTAATTCAGATAATATTAAGTTAAACAGTGCTTTCAATTTAGGTGATCAAGGAAGTACAGCAGACGCTAACAAAGATGCAAGTTGGCTATTACAATTTACAGCAACAAATAATGTGTACACTATAAAAGTAAGAAATACGAATTATGTGTTTAGATCAGCAACTAAAAATAGATTTTTCTATGACGAGGATCAAAAAATATTTGATGCTTCTACAGGCACAGTGGTTAGAGATCAAATAAAAGTTTTAAGATTCAATACTATGCCTGATTCAACTGTGCAACTTGCAGAAGATTATTCTTTTGCTATAGTAGGCAACAGGGTGCTTTCAACAGGATTCAATGATACAAGAGAAGTGGCAGTGTCATTTAATGATACAGATGATGATGGTGTTGTTGATAATCCGGATCTTTTTGTAAGTGTGGTCAATCCAAACAAAAATACAAGTGCAAAATATGTTTACTTTAAAAAAGATACAAGCAAAGCATCAGACTATTTTGATGTGGTACCAAGCACTGATTTTGTTTTGTCAAGCGGTGGATCAGGTTTAGATCTTTCACAATATTCTAATGGACAACTGTTTCATTTTTTCAATGCAGGCACAATACAACAATATGATTCTACAAAAGGATCATTGGTAAATGTATCGGACACATATAAAGCGTCATTAGGAAGAGACAATCTAAATTACAACTATGAACATGCGGCAAGATATGATCGTAGGATTGATCCAAGTGTCAGCAACCTAATCGATCTTCACATTTTAACTACAGCATATGATACAGAATACAGAAGTTGGATATTCAATGGTCAAGTAGGCAGTATTCCATCTGCTCCAACAACTGCATCACTTAGAACATCTTATAATCCAACATTGTCAGAATTTAAGAATGTATCAGACGAAATTGTTTATAGACCTGTCAAATACAAATTATTGTTTGGCCCAAATGCGGACAATAATTTACAAGCAACATTCAAAGTTATTAAAAACAAAGACTTAACAATTACTGACAGTGATATAAAAACACAGGTTATAAATGCAATTAACAATTATTTTGCTATTGAAAATTGGACGTTTGGTGATTCATTTTTCTACACTGAACTTTCTACATATATTCACAATTCACTTGCACCACAAATTAGTTCGATTGTAATTGTTCCTAACAAGCAGGACACTGCTTTTGGATCCTTATTCCAAATTGAAAGTAATTCAGATGAAATATTCATTAGTGGTGCCACTGTAGATAATGTTGAAATTATAAACAGTATTTCACAAGGCAATATCAAAGCAAGTGGAACAGTAATAACTTCTGCTACTACAACTGCTGATACAGTTTCAGCAACCACTGGCGGCAGTTCGGGCACTAGCACTACAACAACCACTACATCTTCTTCTACATCATACAGTGCTGGATCAAGTTCTTCAAGTTCTAGTTCAAGTTCATCTAGTTCCGGCGGGTATTAATCATGCCAACAGTTTCGAGAACTACAACTCAACTGTTACCTGAAGTTTTTCAAACTGAACGTAATAAAAAGTTTTTAAATGCAACATTAGATCAATGGACACAAAAAGGGGAACTGGAAAAAATAAGTGGATTTGTTGGATCGAAAAAAGGACCTAGTTTTAAACCAACAGACACCTATTTCACAGAACTAAACAGCGATAGGCAAAACTATCAATTAGAACCAAGTGTAAATTATGTTAAAGATGATGGCACAGTTGAATACTTTGGCACTTACAATGATCTTGTAAATCAAATAGAATTTCTTGGGGGAAACAAAAGCAATCATGATAGATTGTTTAATCAACAAAGTCATTCATGGGGCATGCCAGTTGACATTGATCCTCTTGTGAATTATAGAAACTATTATTGGTTACCAACAGGACCAAGTGTGGTACAAGTTGATATATCAAAACCAGGTAGCACTAGTACAATCAAAGTGAAAAACAATGCCGCAGGTGCATATAATTTCAGTGGTTACACTGGAGACAATCCGACCCTAACTTTATATAGAGGTAACACATATAAATTTGAAGTAAACGCCAAAGGACATCCGTTCTACATTAAAACATCTAAGATTGACGGATCGACTTTACAATATGAAGATGACTTTGTAACTAACAATGGTGCAGATGTAGGCACAGTTACTTTTACAGTGCCTAAAGCAGATGTAAGCAGTGATTTACCAGACATACTTTTTTATGCATGTGGTAATCACACATCAATGCAAGGCAATATTTTGATTGAGGATCTAGAAGATGGATTTACAACTGTTGATATTACTACAGAAATACTAGGCAAAAAAGATTATACAACTGAAGCGTCAGTAGTATTTGAAAATGGTTTGAAAATTAAATTTGCAGGAACAATACCGGCGGCATACAAAAATAAAGAATACTATGTTGAAGGAGTTGGCAATGAAATAGTTCTTGTTGATACAGCAAGAATGATAGTGCCAGAAGAATTTTCTGAAGCAACATCAACAGTAGTATGGGACCAAGACGGCACACAAAACTTTGATCAGGATCCATGGGATGCTGGCTCAGATGTTCCTGTTAAAAAAGATTATTTTACAATTAACAGAAATTCAAAAGACTTTAACGCATGGTCAAGATCAAATAGATGGTTCCATGAATCAGTGCTTACAAACACAGCAACTTATAATGGACACACAGTAAGTTTAGATCAAACACAAAGAGCCAAAAGGCCAATTGTGCAATTCGAAGGTAACATACAATTATTCAATTATGGTAATGTAGGTCTACGTCCTATCCGTGCTATCGAAACTGCAACGTCTGATGCATTTAGTTTTGTAAATGGCAGTCTTGGACACTTTATAGATGGTGTTGAATTGAAACAAGGTGACAGAGTAATATTTCAAAATGACACTGATGGTGATGTCAAAAGTAACATTTATGAAGTAACGTTTGTAAATGTAGACAGCACAGATGTTTTATATTTAGATCTTGCTTTAGCAGAACAACCTGCGGAAGGCAATACAGTTATCGTGGAAGCAGGCACTAATAGCAAAGGCAAACAATATAGATTCAACGGAACATCTTGGGTAGAAACACAACAAAAAACTAAAGTACAACAAGCACCGTTATTTGATTTGTTTAACAGTTCAGGCACTGCTTTAACTGATACCACAAGTTATCCTGCATCATCATTCGTAGGCACAACATTATTTGAAGTGGCACAGTCAACTACAGGCACTGATGACACTGAATACGGCATTAAAATAAAATATGAAAATTTTGGCACAGTGGCAGATATTGTTTTTAACAACACATTATCCACCGACAAACTAACATACTTGGATGCCACAAACGCACAAAAGAACACTATTTTTACAAAGTCTGCATACTATAAGCAAAACATCATTGATGTAGAAGTAGGCGTTGACAGCACCGTAAATAACACTATTACCACACAATTAAGGAACGGTTGGACCAAACAAAACCTTCTAACCAAACAAAGAGCCATAGATGTTATTGTAGTAAAGGATGAATTAAAAACGTTCAAACTGAAAACATTTAACAATATATCAGATGTAGTAGATTTGGAAATAGATGTATTTGTAAACAACG